GTTGCTTTTTCTCTTGTTCACGTTGCTTTAATTCTTCTTCAGTATATAAAACATAACGCTGTATATCTTCGTACTCTGTCCATGCTTCTTGTGCGGGTTGGGGTTCTACATCCCATACCCAGAGTACGTCCTTCCCGCCATTTTCATATTCTTTTATAGTTTCATAATGTCCAGAACCTTCTACTGCGGGTTTTGCCTTATGTTCCGCCTTAACAATTCTATCTCTTAGTAGATAGCCTTTTTCTAAATTAATTTCGTTTCCGCTTAATTCATTATTGTGTTCATCTAATATACGCATTTTAAACCTCCTCAGCTATACGTTTCCACATATAAACAGTTAAATAAGGTGGCATATTATTATGAGCTGCGCTACCACCTGTACTATTTGTACCCCAGAAATTACCTTGATCAATAGCTAAATCATTGCCCCAGGTAGATTCCGCAATTGCAGTTGTGCCATGGAATGTTACATTTCGTGGGTATGTTCTACCCCATGAAACAGTAAACGAATTACCTTCTCCAGGGAAATTATGATAGTGTCTAGGCATTTCATTTTCCGTTAATGTATGTTCTGCTTCACCGCCTGTTGTTCCTGCGTCATATGTACTACCTGCCGCAAGCAAGAATCTATCCTCTATTTGTTCCCAGGTTCCGCCAAACATAGATGCGGGACTTGTATTTACAGTACTTGTGTAAACTGAACCAACAGGGTAAACTAAATCCAAAAATGTTTTTCCATTAATAAGAAAATCACCATTTATATTAAAATTATCGTGATTCCAATCAAAAACAGGTAATGCTCTAGCTGTTATTTCAGCAGAATCTTTACTTTGTAACGCATCAAAAACGCGGGCTTGGAATACATAAGCTTTCTGATAATTTAAACCTGTAATAACGGGTTCCGCTTCGTATGTATTATTATGATAAATTGGAGTTGCTGGAAGCCATGATGAATAGGCTTGCGCGCCTTTCTCCTTATATCTATAATCTATTCCTAGAATATTACTTACCGCACCAAAGTTACTATTAAAATAATTACCTTTTAAGTCTAGAGTAGCTTCCCCATCTACATTAACATCAACAACAGCGAAATCAAGTGTTAATTCAACATAAGGCACCATTGTTGGTGTTGCTGTTGCTGTTGTTACAAACCCTCTAGAGTCTGTTACTTTAAAAGAAAAATTATTACTTTCAGCATTTAAAAAAGTACCAGAAGCGGTTGTGCTGGAAGTACTTCCATTTGTAACTTGATAACTTGCTACTGTTGCACCTTTATATGCGGTTGCCGCAATACTATACCTCATATTATTATGAGATTTAATAAATTTTGTATTGTCTCCAGTAAGTGCTACTGTATCACTATTGGTATCAACAAGAGTGTAAGTAAAAGTAGGAGCGGCATTCACTATTGTCATCGTTCTATCTAGCCATGATGCGGAAACCTGAGTGCCTCCGCTCATACAGCAAATAGTAAATCTAACTCCTAATGTTTTACTATTGGTACATAAGTTTCTTAATCTATTACGCTCTTCTTCTGTTAAATTAAAAGTACAGCTAGTTGAGTTTGCGGGAATGTCTCTTGTAATGAACTGATCATCTCCGCCCGCTTCCATCTTAGCACGGAGCGGGAAGTATCCACCGCTTGGATTTGTGAATGTAATAGTTGGATTGTCTTCATCATTGAAGTCCGGCGCTGATGTAATATTGCAATAGCGGGGTATAGTATCAAGAGTCCAAACACCAGAGTCAGTAGACACTTCTCTAGTATAAATTGCGGTTGATAGTGATACACCTACCGCCCTTGTACCATCTGAATTGTGATATACATCTATTGAACCATATTCATCTCCCGCGGTTGATGGAAATCCACCATACTGTCTATCAGCATAGTACACTTGGTTTCCGTCTATGTATACTTCTGTTGGGCCTGTTGCATACCAACTACTACTTCCGCCTTCTACATGCAAGTTCCAATAGATTGTTGATTTATTTGCACCAATATCATAGCTTTGAGACATATACAAAGTTATTGTTCTACCATCATAGCTACTGCTACTTTGTATTGCATAACTACTTGCCATTTATTGTTATCCTCCTTTATAAAAAGTAGAGGTTTAGGTTTTTAAGCCTTAGCCTTAACCTCTACTTAATTAGAAAAAACTCTTAAATAAATTACCTAATTCCGCCCTTAACCAGCAATCCAGAAACAACCTGTTCTTGCTTCACCAGAGTCTCCAGTGTAATCTTCAAAACGGCTGTTCTCACCTACTATTAAGTATGTGCTTGCATGTAAGTTATATGCGGAAACGCCTTGGTTATCTGCCTCTAACACTGTTGTATTATTTCTTGTGATAGTCATACCATCTTCATCGATATTGGTTTCCATTTCACTGCCGGTTTTACTAATTGTTAAACCTTTATCGTTAAAAACAAATCCTGTAGTTGTTCTTACCTCATTAACGCCATCAGCAAGGGCTTCTTCCACTTCTAAGCGAACATCTTCCGCAGTAATTGCCGCATTAACTTTAGTTTGTAATTCACCAATTTGATTATTAATACTATCCGCAGTTTTATGTAAGTCATCAGATATTGCAGTAACAGAAGCAGAAATACTATCAGTATTCATCTTCAATGCCGCCATATCTGAACCCATTGTATCTGTTTTACTTGCTACTATTGTTACTTCTTTATCAACCTTATTTACTTTTGCATAAGTCTGCTTTAAAGCGTCTCCTAAATTAGTAGGATTTGTATCTGTTTCCTCTTGTTCTTTATAAATCCATTGTGTTTTTTGCTTTAAGCCACCATCATAAACAAGAGAATCATCAAGTAAGAATGCGGAAAGGGTGTCTGCATCGAGTGTAGTTATGTTAATCTTATCACCAATCTCGAGAGCTAAGTTTCCACGCCAGTTCATCTCAAACTGAGATATAGTGGCACCACCAACCGCCGCCAGCGCATTATCAACAAGAGTAGCAATGTCATCTCTTAATTCCCAGAATGGATTGTTTCTTACATATTGTGTACTACCAGATACCGCGGTGGATGCACTATAATTGTCTCCTAATTCTGTTACTGATGCTATTGTTCCTAGTCTTTTGTTATCTCTAGACTTGAGTTCAAAATAATTATCCTTGTCTATTGTTGCCACAGCGGTTCCCGCATAATCTAATCTTTTAAAAACTAGCTTATCTTCATGGTTAATATAATAAATTGTTTGAGTGGCTTCCGCAATTGCGTCTAGTACTTCTCTTATACTTTCTGTTCCTTCTAGATTTGCTTTTGTTGTAGAATCATAAGTAAGTGTACTGAATATTGTTTCAGTGTGTACACTAGTCACTCCTAGAAGAGCGGCTGCCGCATCCGCAACCTGTCCAATAGAATAAGAACTAGGAATTGACATTTCTCTTGATTTTAATTCTGTTGCTTCAGGTATTACATCATATGCTGTAATAGAATATTCAAATTCTGTTTCATTATAATGAACTTCTGATATATAAAATGTTGGAAATACATCAAAAGCAGTAGCAACAGTAGAAGGATAAGTATCTATATTTGGAATAAGTTTTACCTTATTATGTGCCTTTATTAAAGCGGGATTCGCTACATTTACTAATTTTAAATTTAATCTATGAGTTACACCAAAGCCGAAGAACTTAGATGTATCTCCGACTCTGGTAATTTCAAAACTCTTTATTGAATCCCTATTAGTAAAGGCGGCAGTTTGTGTAGCATCTTCCGCACTTGTAATGGTTGCGGTAACCGCAATTTGTCTTACTTTTGTTTCTGTGGTATTATTTACTAACATCTGTCCGCCTCCTTATTTATAATTCAGTAAATTTTAAAGATATTTTATTAACAGACACTTTGTTTGTCTGTATTGTATAATATTCAATAGCATTGTCAGGTATAATGCAATCAACGTTTGTTTCTAATGCTCTTGTTTTTGGGTTTCTAAACGAAATCCGCACATTAAAAGCGTCAATGTCATTTTTTAGCTGTGATGCTATTGTTTCATCAAGAGCAATGATTTCAACTTCGATAACTCTTTTTTGGTTTATAAAATCTACTACAGTGTCTCCAGCGGCATTTGTCTGTGCATTGTAGTTTGTACTTCTTGTGATTTTTAAACCGCTTGTATAAGAAGAATAATCATTGCTCCCTATCATAAAGTATGCCATTTAAATCCTCCTTATGCTAATACTAAATCTAATCTGCCAGTTTGTTTAGTTAAATCGTTAATTGTTCCAATTGCTGTCTGCGCGAATGTCTTTCCATCAACTTGAAGAACAACAGGTGGCGGATTGTCTCCTCCAGGGCCGCCTTTTATCTTCTTAGCAAGTTCGTCAATCCACTCTGTATTATTTTCAAGCGGAACTACGGCTTCCTTACCAGCTTCACCAACAACAGCTAAAGTAGCGGAATCTACGATACCACCCTTAGCAAACTGCGGTACATCAAGTTTATCCAATTTACTAATACTAACACCTGGAATTGCGTTAATTACACCAATAGCACCATTAATAGCTCCAATGAAACCATTAATAATTCCTATTGCGGTTTTCAATACTCCGTTAATAGCAGCTTTAACTGCACCTGAGATTCCATCACCAACCGCTTGTCCTATGCTAACCGCAAAACTGCCAATCTTATTTAAAGCCTGTGACATTAAGTTGCCAAGAGCGGAAAGTAATTGTCCTGCAATCTTAGGAATTGCTTTTACAATCTCTAAGAAAAGCTGAAGGGCGGTTGACGCAATCTTAGGAATATTTCTTGCTAATGTTGATACTATTGCACTTATAATTTGCGGAATTGCCGCAACTAACTTAGGTAATATTTTAGGAATTGCATTTATTATCGCAGTAAAGAGGTTAATCGCACTGTTTAAGATTGTTGGTATGTTCTCTGTTATTGCACTAACAATACTATCAATAATTATAGGGAATGTATCAATCAACACTGGTAAAATAAGCGGAATTGCATCCACAAGAGCAGTGAATAATTGAACCGCCCCATCCAATATAACATTAATACTGTTAATCATTGATTCTATAATTGTAGTATAAATGCTTGGTAATGCTTCAACTAATGCTGGAATAAAAAGTGGAATTGCATCAACAATAACCATAAGTAATTGAACTGCCGCCTCTAATATTTGAGGAATAGCTGTATAGAAAGTCTCAATTATCATTGGAATTATTTGTGTTACTGCTTCTACTATTACAGGGAAGAGTTCACCTATTCCTTCAATTAAAATTGTTATGACACCCATTAAACTTTCTAAGAAAACAGGTACATTATCCATTAAAGTTTGTGTTAGCTGAGGAATAATCTGCATTATTCCCTCAACAATAGAAGGAATTAATTCAGTAATAGCAGAAATTATTTGAAGTGTGGCTTCTGTAATTCCTTCAACAACTAAAGGAAATAAAGCAATAATAACAGAAATTAATTGAGTTACTATTCCTGTTATTACGGAAACCAGTGATGGGAGCATTTTTTGAATCCCACTCTCCAATTTCAATAGTAAAAATGGAAGGCGTGTGGGAATAGCGTCCAAAATTTTTTGAATAACAGATAGAAGTTCTCCACCCAAATCTATTAAGAGTGGTGGAATATTTTTCAAAACTGTTTGAATAACAGGTACAAGGTTTCCCGCAAAAGTTTTTACACTATCTACAAAATTAGAAATAAGTTCGTCTAAGTTACCATTGTTTTGAGCTATACCAGTTAATAGGTTTGTCCATGCAGCCTTCATCATTGATGCACTACCAGAGATTGTCTTCTTAGCTTCTTCTGCTGTTGTTCCTGTAATTTGCATTTCCTGTTGAATTACGTGAATAGCGCTATAAACATCACTTAGATTAGAAATATCATAGTGAATTCCTGATATTTTTTCTGCATCTGCAAGTAATCTTTGCATTTCTTCTTTTGTTCCGCCATAGCCCAGCTTCAAATTATCAAGCATAGTATAGTTCCCTTTAGCGAAACCTTGATATGCGTTTTGAATGCTCTCCATAGATGTACCCATCTTGTTAGCGTTATCAGCCATATCCATTACGGCCATATTACCTATATCTGCGGCGGCCTCTGTATCTCCACCTAAACTCTGGAGTAAGCTAGCACTGAACCCGGTTACGGTTTCCATGTACTCATTTGCACTCATACCAGTGTTCTTGAATGCATCCTTCGCATATTGCTGTACTTTTGCTGAACTATCCTTGAATAGTGTATCTACACCACCAACTAATTGTTCATAATCCGCAAAATTAGAGACTGCGCTCTTAGTAAGTGCGGCGATACCTGCAGCACAAGCCGCAGTTGCAGCAGCAGTTACTTGAGCAGCTTTCTTCATACCAGCGCCAACCGCTTCTCCAATTTTACTTAGTTTTGATGAACCTTTCGCTGTCTTATCAACTTCTGTTTGAACTGACTTCAAAGCTGATTGAGCTTGCGCAACATTAGCAGATATAATAATCTGTAATTTTTCATTCATTTATTTATTTTGCACCTCCTTAAATTTCTTGTTGTAAGCTTGTGCAAATTGCATAAAGCGTAAAGCGGAAACGTCTGCTTTAGCTTTCTGTCTTTCCTCTTGTAATTGTTGGCTATCAAACAACGTTGGATAAACTTCATAGATTTCTGGGAACTTATTTTGAGAAGATAAGCCTCTCGCAACACTTCTACCAATTAAATCGGCTAAAATGTAATCAAAACTTGCTTTCTCTTGTTGTTCTGCTTTCTTAACACGTGCCTTACTCTCTATAGCTCTCTCCACCTCGGCTAGAGTCATATCCCAAAAGTCCTGCTCTGAGATACCACTATCGAGGGCCGCCGCCAACCAATCAAAGATTTTATCTTTTATAAAAAAAGGTGCGGGAGAGGGGTTATTCTCTCCCCCGCCCGCTAGTTTTTTGTTTCTTTTGTTTCTTCCTCTTGTTCTACATCTTTCATTAATCCAGATACTTTATAGAGTTCTATAATATCTAAAATAAAGTCTGTTGGCATGTGTCCATCTTCAATATAATTATCAAAAATATCATAAGCATCATTAAGTGTTAATCCGTGCTGATATTTCTGTAAACTCTGATGTAAGATATTTACCATTACTGTTACAGATGGAATTGTAGTGCCATCTATACCAAAAATACTAATAGGATTCATACCAATAGTTCTCTCAAGAGAAACAATGTCTCTTGTAGTAAGTCTTAACTTATAAACGTTGTCTCCAACTTTAAATTCGTGAAATAACATAATAAATTCTCCTTTTTATTAAATATTAAACAATAGTAAAATAGAAGGGCGGAAGGAAGGAGATTAACTCCGCCCCTCTGTCCTTAACGTTAAGGTATTAAGCCCAAACCATTGCTGAATTTGGCTTAACTGATAAAGTATAAGTAAGTGCGGCATTTACACCAACACCTGCTAATTTAACTGAAGCTGTACCGCTAAAAGTACAAGTAGTTTCGTCTGGTAATTCTACTTGCCATTCTACTGTTCCAGTCAAACCCTGAAGTGTTGCGAACTGTGTTTTGTCGTATAAGAAAACAAAAGCAAGTGAGTCACCGTAGTTAAGAATTCCATCTGTATACATGTGTGCGGCATCTGAGAGTACTGTTACTTCTATAGCCTCGCTATCTCCACCTAACTCTGGAATTTCCTGTAAATTTGTAAGCTCTGTGAATGTCTGTTCACCGCTAGCCTTATAGCTTAATTTGATTCCTTTAGAAATTACTGCCATAATAAACCTCCATTAATTAAAATTTTCTAAGGCTGTTGCTTCATACAACATTACCTTTTGTATCATCGTGCTCTCATTATCGTATAGTTCTCTACAACTTACTCTTGTCCAACCAAGAGGACGAAGTAAATTATCAATGCGGAGAGCATATGTCTGCAAATCTTCTATTTTATTACCCCATACTTTAATTTGATATTGTAGTGAACTATAGCCTATTGTATCTCCTGTTTCGCGGGAAGCGTTATCTACTTCCATATAAGAAATACAAGGGGTAGGGAGTCCCGAATGTAACTTTAATTCGTAGTGGGTTGGTAAAATAGTTCTGAGAGCACTTACTAATTCTGTGTGATAATTAATCATTTTTTATACTCTCCTTCAATAGTTTTAGTATTTTATTACGATTTTCATTTAAAGCGGGATGCATAAATGGTTGAGGCTTCATTCCGCTTGTAGTGTGCCAGTGTCCGTCATCATCTTGATAACACCAAGGAACATTTGCGCGGCCGCCCTTGGTAGCGAACAGGCCAGTTCCATATTCTATGTAGGGAGCATATTCAAGCGGGGTATAGACAGTACCTACTGCCTCTCCGCCATGTTCCTCTACTTTACTAGCTATTGAGTTTCTCAATGCACCAGTATCTTTTGGGGCTTTGCGCTTTGCGTCACCCTCGACTAGTGCTGTAGCTTGTTTAAGCGCTGGTGTATACTTCTCAACATTAGCAAGCGATTGTAATTTCTTATCGAGGCTCTCTTTGCCACGAATTTCTACTGCCATCGATTACATCCTCGCAAGGTATACTTTTTTATAGCGCCCTTGTGGAGCTACGTAAAGGACTTTTAGCTTATGTTTGCCATACTGTATAACATAAGCGTCTGTGATGCTCGCATCTAGTGTCAATCCCGCATACTGGGCGCCGCTATAAAGCGTATTATCATTGAGAGCTTCATTAGTTAAGTAGATAGCCATCTTTATTTTTCCCTCTTGGGTTTCTTCTGTTGGCTGTCCATATGCGTCTTCTACAATAGAAAAAACAGAATAATCGTAAAGTCGCATGTCTGGGGCAATCATTTTAGAAAACCCCAAGCACGCGTTTTCTATTTAATACTGCTATAATATCTGCGGGAAGGCCGTCTATATAGCTCTCTGAAACTCCGCTAAAGGATTGACTAGACAAACCCTCAGTGTGAATTCTATTTAGCTTAATAACGGTAATCTGTTCCGCAATATAGCGCATTGTGGTGTCTAAATTGCAACCACAATAAGCCTCAACCTCAGCCGCGCTCTGTCCATAAAGTAGCTGGATAAGAGCGTCGGAGTAGTTCCCCGCGCTCTCACCAAGCATAAGTTTAATTTCTTCTAGCATTGTAATCCTCCTTTTGTTCTAAAGGATTATTCAGCAGCCGCCTTAATCTTGCAAATCTTAGAATTATCAACAAGAGCAACTACATAAGAACTTCTAAGGTAAACTGAGTTAGTTCTTGTATCAGCATTTCTATCCTGTTCAACTTCTGTGTCCTTCTTAACGAAAAGCTTAATAGCTTCTGCAGTCATAACATAAGCTTCATTTGTTAATGCCTTAGATGCGATAACTGGGATACCAGCTACAGTACCAACCTGGCCATTGTAAACTACTTCACCCTGTCTTGCAGAAACATAGTCATCATCCTTACGAAGAGCAGCTTTCCAAGTGTTAGGAATTACGATAAAAATCTTGCTTTCATCTTCTAAGTTTAATTCTGAAATAGCATCAACAATAGAATCATAAGAAATAGCTCCTGCATGTGGGAACTGTACAATCTTAGTTGCCTTAGTTGCTTCTGTTAAGAAGTCAGCTGTCATCTTGTTTGCCATTACCTGTGTAGCACCCTTAAGCATGTTATCTACAATAGTAGGATCTTTCATAAAGTCTTCATCGCGGTAATCGAATGCCTGCTGAACTAACTTTACTGTGTAATCTGTACCTACATAAGCAATTGAACCGCGGGCGCCAGCTGTGTTACCTACTCCAGCTGCAAGTTCCTCTGCTGTACCTGTGTAAGTATAAACGTTAACTGTCTTTGTCATACCAGCTGACTGTGTAAGACTGTCATCAACAGTCATTAATGATTTTGTGTTAATTGAAGTAGTAAGTAAGTCATTTGCCTTAGCTTCTACTACCTTGTTAGGGTATACTGTGTTTGCCATTATAATTTCCTCCATTTATGTGTTTTATTTAAATAATTTATTGAATAGCTCTGGATTTGACTGAGCTAATTCACTCATCTCTGCGATGCTCATCTTCTTAGCATCTTCTTTTGTTAACTGTGCGGTTGATGCTCCATTACCTTTAGGAGAGCTACCTGCAAGGCGCTTTTCAACTTCAGCCTTAACAGCAGCCTTGAATAATTTATCTAATTTATCAATGTTTGCCTGTGACTGCTCTAAGTCTTCGCTAATAGCAACAATGTCAGCGAACTCCGCACTTAAACCGCGGCTTGATAATACTGACTTAAGTTCAGACTTGTTCTTCTCCATCTGGAACTCCGCCAACTTTTCTTCAAGCTCTGCAATTCTATTATCTTTCTCAGCCTTTTCTCTTTCATCGCCATCAAGCTTAGATAAAGAAAGCTGCTTTTCATACTTCTTCTGTTGTGTCTTTAATGCTTGACTAACCCTTTTGTCTGTTTCACTCTGTAAAAGAGCAAGAACTTCTTCCTGTGTATAAGTTTTAGTCTCCTTAGTTGCTGTTTCCTCAGCCTGGCCTTGTGCTGTTTCAACAACAGCTGCATTAGTGTTTTCCATATTTTCCATAATTCTAATCTCCTTTGAGTAATGCGGGAACCCGCACCCCTCTTCTTCTTTTTATTCAGTTTTTGTTTAAAGTTTAAACCCTGTAAAAACAACTTTGTTTGCTCTATAGTTATTACAAAAGTAGAGAATATACTCTTTCCGCGTGTGCCCAGCGGTATTTAAAATTTTTTTGGATGTTTTATTCACCTTTATTCATCATCTACCTCAACAATAGGAACAATACAGCAGCGGCAGTTGGGGTGGAACGGAACTGGAATCTTTTCTTCTATTCTGTATCTCTTGTTCTTACTGTGTGCGCATTGCTCGCAGCATCCATCTGATAATACTTCAAATTCTTTTATTCCATAATCTTTATATCTTTGTGCGGCAGCCTCATTCTGGATATGTGACATCTCAGTTCTGACTAATCTATCCGCTTCATTGTGGCTTACCGCAAACTCTGTTTGGAGTAAATTCTTTAACTCTGTTGTTTTCTGTCCTGTAATAACACAGTGTGATAAGCCATCATTAAGTGCTTGTTGTAGGCGGGCGGTGTTGTTCCATACTCTCTGACTCCAGTTCTTTCCATCCGCACACCAAACCGCATTCACCATTGAAGTAGCCACTTCCGCATCAACAGTAGTAAAGGTAGATTCAATACCTAAATCTAAACTATTATAAATATTAATATAATGCTCTACAAACTTTTTATTTAATAATGCGGCAGTTCTATTTCCCAATTTATTTAGTTCTTTTGTTAATTCCCCTTGCATTATCCAATATTTTTCTAATTTGTATAAATCTGCGGGAGTTGGTTGTTCCCCCGCAGACTTGGCTAAGAGTTCATCATATAGAATTTCAAATTCCTTAATTACTTTCTTTTGACAAGAGGAATAGTATTTGATAAGTTGTTTATTTGCGGCGGCCGCACCCATGTCTGTGAGTCTCTGAGCGGTTTCCGCACTTCTCTTTACCCAATAATTATTCTTCATCGTTTACTTCCTCTTCTTCTTTAAAAGCTCCTTGATAAATGTTTACATTATTTTGTTTCTGCTCTTGTATTGCTTCGATTTCCGCATTTACATCCTGGATAAATGGAATCTGTCCTAAAAGTGCTTTATCAGAAACAATACCCTGTAATTCTTTAACAACTTCAAGGTAGCTATTTTCATCTTCTGGTATATTACGCTTAAAGCTGATTTGGATGTCGCGGAATACTTCTTCACCTAGCTTAAGAGATGCAATTCCGCATATAATCTCAATTCTTCTTTGCAATGCTTTCTTCATATCTGCGGCAATGGCAGCAGCACGTGTCTCCATTCCAGTTAAGCGGTATCTAATAGCTACTCCTGAGCTAACTCCGCCAACAAAAGATTCAGAACTGAAATCTGGACAAGCGGCAATGCGGTAAATGCTATTGTGAATTCTTTGTAGAATGTTTTCTACTTGAGTATCACTTGCATTTTTGGTTAAGAATGATGCGGTTGCTCCTTCTGGTAGCATTAACATAGAACCCGCTTTAATCTTTTCTGCATCTGCTTTTGATTGAACATTTACATTTGTTAAAACAAGGTAAGCGTCACAGAAAGCAGAGAAGTCATCAATTTCCGCAGATAATAGTTCATTTGATGCATCTTGTAAGCTTAAAATACAATCAAAAACGCTTTTTTCATCACGTAAATTAAAAATATTAGCTGGACACTGTCCAAAGTAGTGAGGTTCCTCGCTAACAAGAGTAAGGAATCCCGCATTTGCGCCATTCATAGTGTAGTGCTTAATATAAGCATTGTCATATACATCTACATTATATAAATCGCTTTCATCCCACTCACTAGCCTTGTACCATCTAACAAAGTAGAGTAAATCATTACTTAAACTATCGTCATAAATACCAAAACAAGAGGTAGGGTTAATGAGGCGGAAGCGCACCTTTGCACTCTCGTCTGTGTACATTAATTCTGCCGCAGTCCCGTATATGAGAGCGTCAAGCAAGAAATCTGAATCCTCATCTTGATAATCATTATATTTAAGGATTTCCATAATGTCGGTAATATCCTCTTCACTACTGTATGAGATGCAACCCGGTGCCGCCATATAACCACAGTAGCTATCAGTAATGTTCTTACAATAATTTGTTACAACGCGGGAATGGGCCTTGTCTTCATTGATGTAGCCCTTCTGCAGAATAGCCTGCCCGCCATCATAATACTTTTTCATCTTCTCTAAATAGGGTTTTCTATTTAGATTAAATCTGTTAATCATTTTCTCCAATAGAGAAACAGTAAGTTCAGTGTCTTTACTTATATAAAACAATTTTTTATTCCTCCTTTTGAGTATTTTTAAATATACCTTGTAAAATTCCAGCTATTAGGGCAATAGCGCATCCATGCCAGAATGTAAAAACAAAAGGAATAGCAAAAGCCCAGCATACAAAGCTACCAATTCCCCAAAATACTAAACCTTCTAAGCCTAGAATTGCGGCAACCACTAATAAAATAACTAATATTGAAATTAAACCTGCTATCATAATTTTCTCCTTTCTTATAAACCTAAAATAGATTTATCAAATACTTGAATTGTTGTTTGTGTATAAATATCTGAATATGCATAGCGGCAAGCGTCTATTGCATGCGAGAACTCGTGTGTGGTGTCCTCTGTCCACTCCCCGGTTTGCTTACTCTGTATATAGCTAAAATTCTCTAGCTCATTAATGAAATTCTTACATGTGGGGCGTACTATAATCTCGTTATCTTGTAGAAACATGATTCCCGCCTTGACGCTATCTTTACCTTTCTTACAAGGCGCTGTGTCGATGCCTTCATTTCTAAAGAACTGGATAGAGCGGGGCTCTGCCGCATCCACATAAACTCTGCTCTTGTTTAGCTGCATTTCTTTTAATGCATTTGCCAATTCAGAAAGCTGACATCCAGATTTATAAAATTCATTAAATACGTATATTTTTTTGTTCTCCCTATCATAAAGGGTGTCTATAATTGCGGTTTTGTCTATCCAACCTAAATCCATTCCCGCTCTATGTTCCAATCCTTTGCTCGCAAGTTCTAGAGGATCAAAATCTTCAGTTCTCCATCTAGTGAACACTAATCCTTCTGGGTTAACTCCCCATTCGCCATCGCAATAAATACGTGCTTTTGCGGGATTCCTTTTGTACAAATCCTCCAAAGATTGAATGTATTCCTTACTTAAAAATGGATTATCTTTATACGTTGAGTGTATGTAGATAAAAGATTCTGGCGGTTGTTCTTCACAGAAGTTATAAAGCCAATGGTTTTTATTAATTGGATTGAAAGCCATTATAATTTGCTGATTCTGTGTTGCGCCTCTCATTCTTAAATTTAACTGTTCAACAATAGATTGAGGTACCTCGAAGGCTTCTTCCACGAAGATAGTACCAATATTGTTTAATGAAAGTAGCTTTGTTTCTTCATCAAGTCCAGTGAAGATAATCTCACTGCCATTCGCAAATTTAATATTAAAATCTGTTTCTCTTATCTTTACATAAGGTGTTAATTTCCAGCGGTGGATAATATCCTTAAATAATGAAAAACAAGTATTGCGGATTGTCGCTCCTGTTCTTCTACAAACCAAGACTTTTATGGGTTCGCGGCAGCACCTTACTATTATTTTCTGCGTAATGAAATAAGATTTAGCGCTTCCCGCACTCCCCATATAAACTTCCCAGCGGTGGGAATAATCCAACAATAGAGGAAAGTATTTAGGAGTAAATAAACTTTTATTTAATTTTAAATTTACTTTTCCCATTTTCTTATTACTCCTCTATTGTTACATTTATTTCTACATCTGTGTTTACATCTGCCTGTATCTTCTGTGCAGCTCCATAGTTGCGGTTATCTAGTATATATTTTGCAGCTTGGAAGCTATCCTTCTCGAGTAAGCGGGACATAGCCTCAATTGCTGGCCCCTCAAGAGCAGAAAATGCTTCATTAAGGGCTTCCGCATAACGTTCATTCCAATTATGTGTGTTGCGGGTTTTCCAAGAAGTTACTGTGTTTGGATTTATTTCAAGAGCATTAGCAATTTGAGTAAAACTAATTCCAGGATTTTCTCTTACCAGCTCTAAGGCACGTTGAATGCGGGCTTCAACTACTTCTCTTGATGCTCTACCCATAATACCTTCCTCCTTTTTGATTTTTATTCTTGTATTTATATTTAAAAACTGCGGGAAGTGATTTATCCACTCCCGCTTAAAAATTTGGTTGTTCAGCAACAATAGTGTCAATAATAAGGTTGGTGATATATTCCTTAGGAACAAGGTATCCCTGACTACCATCTGGAGTTTTAGCTATTCTTAATACATTTTTATTTCTAGCTATGAATTCCTTTAATGCGGGAATCCTTATCATATAAAAAACTTTATTGCGGGAATCCCCATATGCGAGTAAGTCAGCTTCACAGAACTCAAACCAGCCCTTCCCGCCTTTAGAACGGGGATTAGCAAATTCGATATATAAATTACCTGTTGCGGCAATTCTACTATCCCATTTTACCTCGATTTTTGAAACATTGCAAGTTTTGGTATTAGTAACTATTAAATCAATATCTTTATACCAATAGTTGGGATTGTCTGAAACATCCTCTACTGAATAACCATGATTGCGGAGAGTGAATTTAAGCTCCCACTCTCCAGGATTGTGAGGTTCATAAATAGCATTTAGCTTCTCTTCTTCTATAGTGTTTACTACCATACTATTTTACCCCCTTGTGTTTCTTACTTTTGCTTCTGTACTCCCTTAATGCTTCTTCCGCAGCCTCCGCTCTAATGTGGTTCAATATTAAACTTACTATAAGTGCTGCAATTATTAAATCTCCTATCATAATGTTTTTCTCCTTTTCTTATTGTTATTTGGGTGCTTATTTCTCATTTATTTCTCACCCTTACATATATATAAGAAAATTGGAGTCAACACTTTATCCACTGTTGTCCTGGGGTATTAAAAATTTTTTTGGATGCGGGTTTGCGCTTCCCATTTTATTACTTTCTATTATTTTTAATTAAATTTGCCATTTTTTTATTTTTGACGGAAAATTTGTTCATCTAATTAAAAACAATAGTGAAACAGTTAACAAGAGTAGAACTACAGAAAAATGTTTTTAGTGAAACACGCTCTCTTTTTCAACAAAAGCAAAGTAATAAAAATGCGGGAGGGGAGATTGTCTGCTGCCATATAGTTAAGTTACATGCTGCATCATACCTGCCCTTCCCGCACATTTATCCTTTTACTATTGTTCCTTGTATTTTTGAAAAAATTTATCTAATGCAATGCGGGAATGCTCTGGTATAGGCTTATTAGCATCCATAATTCTTTTCCAGAATGCTCTATCTTTAATCTCACATTGTCTGCCGATTCCCGCAAGTGATAAATGTTCTTTTTTAGAGATTTGAATGATTCTCTCTCTTTCTTCTTTTGTTATAAAATCTGTGTTTTGTATCATATTTTATTCTCCTTTTCTAGATTTTTTAAAAGATTGGTAATGAAAGTATGTCCTTTTTGATAAACATCACTATGCTTACCAGTATTAATTATATTAAGTATTGGGTTGTACTTTTTAATCCATACGGCTTCCCTTGCTCTTAGCACTTTCTTATCATTTTCGCACAACTCTAGTACATTACAACTCACTGTGAGTCCAGCCGCACACGCCTCCCGCAATACTCTATACTTTCCTTCTTGGTATTCCTTTTGTTTGAAATTATATAAGGTGTTGAATTTATGATCAACCCATCTTCTTAAGATATTTGAGCTTTCTCCTATGTAGACTAAATGTCCATTAATATAGATTCCGTAAACACCAGCCTTACCAAAATACTTATTTCTTATGTGTTGCGGGATTGTCTGCATTATTTCATTTCGCTTTTGTTTAACTACTGCCCAATTTTTAGCCATTTGTTTTACTTCCCTTCCTTAAAATGCTCAACTATAATACTTGTATTATCAGCAATTATAGCTAATGACTTAGCAATATCAATAGGTGCCGCTGTTTCAACAGCTTCTTTTATAGCCTCCCAACCGACAAGTCCTGAATCGTTAAATGCATCTAAAGTATTAATCATTAAGTTTGTTTCTTCTAATTTAGTCATAACATCTCCTGTTTTATCCATGTTTATTTGTCCTCCTTAAAATCGAATTTCTGATCCATATCTACAAGTTCTTGGATTAAATTCACAAGTTCGTCTTTTGTGTAATGTACAACAGCTGCAATATCTTCGATTGAATCACATGACTCCACTTTATAATGTACAGCCTTTCCTAAATTATTATAGAATACTTGCATTTGTTTTTCCTCCTTTTCTTATCCTTTCATATATATATGATTTTTGAAGTCAACAAATTATATACTGTTGCCCAACGGTATTAAAAATTTTTTTGAACAATTTTCCAACAATAGAAGAAAAGAAAGCGGGAAGGCTTTTTATTTATTTTTAAATAAATTTACCATTTTTCGCTCAAAATGATAAAATATTCGCAAAACTAAAAACAATAGCAAAACAGTTAATTACACAAATAATATTACATTATATTTTTGGAATTTCTCAACAAAAGGAAAAGATAAATGCG